TTCTCCTCTGGCGTAAGTTGGAATATCGTGACCTCGATATTCATCCGGGAAACGCCTAGGAGAGACCTGGCAAGCCGGCTTTTCATATGATGCAGTTCGAGAGCGAAATCCCAAACCTGAACCCTTTTCATCCATTGATTCTTGTACATATTTTTCAACTCCGTATGTTCCCAAAACCGCTTCTCAACTCATCGCCAAGTCTCTCGGTCCCCATGTTTCCGGCTACAGCATCCCCATGCCTGCGACTAACTCTGTGTCCAATCTCAGAGCTGGTTTCTTTTGCAGGTTGGGGAGACACTACGCCCCGGTTGACTCACATAAAATCGAGCGTCTGTCTCTGTACGTCCGTGATTTTTGTAACAACTACCTGACGCCGTTGGAGCCGATGGACGAAAATGCCCAATTTGAACAGTGGGCTCAGGAATCGCACATGCCATTCTGGCGCATTACCCAGCTGAGAGAAACGCTCGGCCGCTGGCGCGCAGGATTAGTTAGGATTAAAGAGTGGCTTGTTAGACTTGTCAATGTTTTCCTGAAATCTGAACGTCTCGACTTCAAACCTCCCCGTGCGATCTGTTCGCCCTCAGACTACTACAAAGTCTTGGTAGGGCCAGTTATCCACCGAATTGAAAAGGCCATATTCTATGGCACCCCCGAAGTGTCTAAGCACTTTATTAAGAGTGTTCCTGTGGACCAGCGCTTTTCCTGGCTGGCCGATAGGTTGTTCCGGCATGGGTGTCAGTATGTCCTTACAGATCACACCGCATTCGAAGCGCACATGACGGTTGACATCCTACGCGCTGTCGAACTCCAGATATACCAATACATGACCCAGCACCTGTCCAACTCTCCAGAGTTGGAGTGGTTATTTGGTTTGATGGAGACCAACGTCGCGCGAGGGCGGCTTGGCGGTTTCTCTATACCAGGTCGGCGCATGTCTGGCGACATGTGCACCTCCCTTGGCAATGGTCTTACGAACTACCTCGTGGTGTCCTTTGTTTTTGCGGACAAGGGCATTCCTTTCGACGGGGTGTTTGAGGGCGATGATGGGATTCTGGCAGTGCCATCTGCCTACGAGGTCCCCACGCTCGAAGACTTTGCCGCCGTTGGTATGGAGCTTAAAATGGAAATCGCCCCCACCTTTGAGCGCGCCCGCTTCTGCAATTTGTGCGGTTCCCTCGACGCTAGGG